CAGGAGATGATTGACGATGCAATACGAAAGCACAATCGTAATGCTGGAATTATTAGTATGTGTGTTGGTTGGGTTGTTCTCGCACTTTTTGCTGAGGGTCTTCTTAGACTCATTGGAGTGATCCCTCCAATATTACCTTGGATGAAGATTGTATTATGAATTTATTATTACGTCCTTTGGATAATCCAAATGATCCTGTATGGTCAGTGATTATTATGGTAATCCTTGTCGTAGCTATGGCAGTCTACGTTATCATATACATACTAGGAATAGACGAGAAGGAATCCCATGGGCGCAATGACACCACCAAGCAGGAAGAGCTGCTACAACTTCCGAGTGACGGAGATCAATCGTGTCCTTGATGGTGATACTATTGATGTCACTATTGACCTCGGGTTTGATCTATACAAGAAAGAAAGAGTTAGAGTTGCAGGCGTTGATACACCAGAGAAAAGAACTAGAAACCTTGAGGAGAAAGCTCTGGGACTAGATGCCACTGAGTGGATGAAAGAGAAACTAGAAGGTGCTATTGCTGGTGAAGACGAGTTATCTGTCAGAACTGAATTGGTAGGTGGTCAGGGTAAGTATGGTCGCCTTCTAGGTTGGTTATATATTGGAGACGCAGAAGTATCATTGAATGAGCAAATGATTACTGAAGGATATGCTCATGCCTATGATGGTGGCACCAAGGATATGAACCTTGAAGCACTTCGTGTAATTCGTAGAAAGTATGGTACTTTAGTTGAATGAGCGAATTGTTTGACGACGACTTTTGGCCATATGAAGGAGAGTGGTATATGTCCATGCACATGGGCATAGGTGAACTTAGGATGCTATATAGTCATATAAGCTATTCACTTGAAAAGTGGCCTGGATATCCAGCCCGCCCCATTGAAGAACAAGAGTATCTTAAGTTACTCAAAAATCGTTTATTTGCAATGATTACTGAATACCAATTTTATGAAGCTGATTAAGAGAGAGCAAGTATTAGTCATTGATGACTTATTTACTACTGAAGAAATTGAATGGATGGAAGATTACTTTACAATCTTCAATGGATGGCAATTAATCTTTGATGATCCTTCCCAGAACCTCAGCAGTTATTCGTTGGGTCAAGTAATTGATCTACCAAATTTTGGAGAGTTTGAACTATTTTGCATTAAAGCATTCAGAGAACGTTCTAGTGTACCAGTTCCAAACTTTCATAGAGTTGTATACAATTGCTTCCGTTTTGGGGATTCTCCTAATCTTCATATTGATGGTGAATCAGAAGACTCTTTGAGCTTTATGGTTTATCCAAATACTAAATGGGAAGACAGTTGGGGATCTGAAAGCGTGTTTATTCGTGACAATGAAGTCACAGATGCTATACTACCAAAACCAGGAAGAGTTGTCATCTTCCCTGGTTCAATTCCTCATGGAGCAAAAGCACCCAACAGACACCATGAGGGGGTTGCAAGATTCAGTGCAGTATTTCAATACTGTCCTGGACAAGAAGAAGCTATGTTAGATCATGCTTCTGCATGCGAACCCAATGAAAGACCATTTCCGATGAGATATGAGCAGTAACGAAGTATATCTAGGTAATCCTAATCTAAAGAAAGCAAACGTCGCTCAAGATTTTACCAAGGATCAGATAGCAGAGTATCTTAAGTGTTCTGAGGACCCAGTATACTTTATCAAGACCTATGTAAAAATTGTGTCTCTGGATTTGGGTCTCATTCCATTTGAGATGTATCCATTTCAAACAGAAATGGTAGACAAATTCCATACTAATAGGTTTAACATTGCGAAATTACCGCGTCAATCTGGCAAGTCCACTATTGTTACGAGTTACCTTTTATGGTACGTTTTATTTAATCAAGAGGTTAATGTTGCTATCCTTGCCAACAAAGCGGCAACGTCGCGGGAAATGCTACAAAGGCTCCAAAAATCGTACGAACACCTCCCGAAATGGTTACAACAAGGGATCATCCAATGGAACAGGGGGTCGTTAGAACTAGAGAATGGTTCTAAGATTATGGCAGCATCTACGTCCAGTTCCGCTGTTCGTGGTATGTCATTTAATGTAATCTTCTTAGACGAGTTTGCGTTCGTTCCAAATCATATTGCCGACGAATTTTTCTCATCTGTATATCCTACTATATCCTCTGGTAAATCTACCAAGGTTATCATCATCTCTACTCCACATGGGATGAACATGTTTTATAAACTGTGGCATGATTCGGAAAGAAAGAAAAACGAATATGTAAATACTGAAGTTCACTGGTCAGAAATCCCTGGTAGGGATGATAAGTGGAAGGCACAAACTATTGCCAACACATCAGAAGCACAATTTAAGGTTGAGTTTGAGTGTGAGTTCTTAGGATCTGTTGACACTTTGATCTCTCCATCAAAACTCAAGATCATGGCATACGATGATCCCATAAAATCTAGTGGTGGATTGGATATTTTTGAACAATCAAAGAAAGATCACCAGTATGTTATTGCATGTGATGTCGCTAGAGGAGTATCAAATGATTATTCTGCATTTGTAGTTATAGACACGACTACTCTACCATATAAGATGGTGGCAAAATATAAAAATAATACTATTAAACCAATACTATTTCCAAATATAATTATAGATGTTGCTAAAAATTATAATCAGGCATTTGTATTAGTTGAAGTAAATGATATTGGTGGGCAAGTAGCAGATATCATACACTTTGATCTTGAATATGATAATCTTTTGATGGCATCTATGCGTGGTCGTGCAGGTCAAGTAGTCGGTCAAGGATTCTCTGGTAAGAAAACTCAGATGGGTGTCAAGATGAGCACTGTCGTAAAGAAAGTTGGATGCTCAAATATGAAAGCATTGATTGAGGAAGATAAATTAGTTATCTCAGATTACGATATTATTTCAGAACTTACTACATTTATTCAAAAGGGACAATCTTTTGAGGCGGAAGATGGGTGTAATGATGACTTGGCAATGTGTTTGGTTATTTTTTCCTGGTTAGCATTGCAGGATTATTTTCGTGAGATGAATGATACAGATGTAAGGCAGAGAATTTATGATGATCAGAGAGAGAATATTGAGCAGGATATGGCACCTTTTGGATTCATTCAAGATGGTATGGACGATACTACATTTGTAGATAATCAAGGGGATGTATGGCATACTGATGAGTATGGAGATCGTGCGTACATGTGGGAGTATAAGTAACAAGTGAATACTTCATTTTTATAAATATTTTTAGAAAACTGAATAGTATTCTATAGGAGCGTATTTCACATGGCAGCGTCACAGTTATCGCCAGGTGTCGTCATTCAGGAGAGAGATTTTACCACGGTTAGCTCAGTTGCTCTGGCTAATATTGGTGCAATCGCGGCTCCTTTTGAACGAGGACCTGTTGAGCAGATCGTAGATGTAAACACAGAACGAACCCTGATCTCAACGTTTGGCAAACCAAATGATACTAATTATGAGTTTTGGTTTACAGCCGCTCAATTTCTGAGCTACGGCGGTACTCTAAAAACTGTTCGTGCTGATGGCACGAATTTGAAGAATGCAGTATCTAACTCTGCATCAATAAAAATTAAGAATTTACAAAACTACGAAACCAGTTACGAAACTGGCGTTAGTAATGATTGGACCTTTGCAACCCAGACCCCTGGTGCATATGGTAACTCACTTCGCATCTTTATGACGGATGCTGGTGCAGATCAAATTTTGAGTCTTGCCGCTCCTAGTAGTGGTAATGATTTTGAATTTACCGAAGGGGAAGCAGTTGCTGCTGGCAACGTCAGTGGAAAGGTATTCCGATATTCCATCAAACTAGCTCTTGAATCTACCACTACTGGTTCATTCATTCCTGCTGAAGCAGCATGGACTACTGGAACATACTACAGTCAGTACGAAAGAGTTTCTAACGGTAGTAAAGTTTATCAAGCACAGGCTGCTGGAACTTCAGGCGCTACTGCTCCTACACATGCTAGTGGTTTAGCATCTGATGACAACATCAGTTGGTTGTTTGTTGCTGCTGAAGCAGATGCAACAATTGAAATTGGTGGTTCGGATCAAACGGTTGAGGTTCTTGCATGGGATCCCACGACTCGTGTTCTTGAGATCACTATTCCTGCTGCGGGTATTATTGGTTTCATTGATGATACCATGACCGTTGTGCAAGGAACCGCTAGTGGTCCTATTGCAAGCGCAACGAGAGAACTTCAAGTTGTATCTACAACTGGTTCATCTCCATTCGCTGCTACCAATAGCGTTGCTGATACAAACGCTGTTGCCGCAGTAGTTTCTGCAGTAAGAGAAGAGTATCCTGAGCGTGAGTATCTTCCTGGTCAAAAGTGGGTAAACATTGCCTCACGTCCTGGAACTTCACTGTATGCTACTGACAAGGGTGCTTACAATGACGAACTGCATATCATTGTTCTTGATGGTGACGGTCAACTGACTGGAACTCCTAACACTCTCCTTGAGCGTTTTATCGCAGTCTCTAAAGCAACTGACGCTAAGAGCACTGTTGGTGAGAATAACTACTATGCTAATGTCCTGAAGCAAACCTCACAGTATATCTACTGGGGTTCTCATCCAAAAGCTGCTGATTTGTTCACAGTTAATGCTTCTGCAGCAGAAGGTGATTGGGGACAAGTTGCTGCTAACCGTGACTTCAATAGAATTCAATCCTCCAGATCAGTATTGAACGAACCAAACGGTCGTCATATGAATGGTGGTAAGAGTGGAAGTTCACTCAAACTCGCCTTTGCTCAGGGTGTAGATGACTATGCTAACACTTCATCTGATTTTAGCAACGCATACAACCTTGTATCTGATGCAGAATCTGTAAGAGTTGACTATATCATCTCTGGTCCTCAAGGTGCTACTAAGGATGACGCACTTGCTAAAGCAAATGCTATTCTCAACATTGTAAACACCAGAAAAGATTGCCTCGCATTCTTCTCTCCAATGCGTAGCGATATTATTGGTCAGACTAACTCCGATCAAATCACAAACCGCATCTTGGATTACTTCAATGATGTTGGTTCTACTTCATACGCTGTTCTTGACGCAGGTTATAAGTATATTTACGATAAGTACTCTGATGTTTATCGTTATGTTCCTTGTAACGGTGACATTGCTGGTCTTTGCCTTGAAACTGGTATCAACCAGGATCCTTGGTTCTCTCCCGCAGGTTTCTCTCGTGGTGTCCTGAGAAATGCTATCAAACTAGCATACTCTCCTAATAAGGATCAGCGCGATAAACTGTACGCTGAAAGAGTTAACCCAGTTGTCTCTTTCCCTGGTCAAGGTATTATCTTGTTTGGTGACAAGACCGCCCTTGGTTACAACTCGGCATTTGATCGTATCAATGTCCGTCGTTTGTTCCTTACTCTTGAGAGAGTTATTGGTGAGTCTGCTAGACAGCAATTGTTTGAGCAGAATGATGAGACCTCACGTTCACTCTTCCGTAACTTGGTTGAGCCTTATCTCCGTGATGTCCAAGGCCGTCGTGGTGTAACTGACTTCCTCGTCAAGTGTGACGAAGAAAACAACCCACCCGACTCTGTTGATCGTGGCGAATTCTACGCTGAGATCTATGTCAAGCCTACGAGAACGATTAATTACATCACACTGACGTTCACCGCAACAAGAACTGGTGTCACGTTCTCTGAAATTGCTAGTTAATCTAAATAATAACATCACAGGAGGATAATTAAAATGGCAGTAAGAGGCACAATTGACTCATTTAAGTCAAGTGTAGTATCAGATTTCGCAAGACCTAATCTATTTCAGGTTGATCTTGCATTTCCATCACAGGTAATTTCTAACGGAACTGGTCTTTCAGAACTCGGTAAGTTTACTGTTCGCGCAGCAAACCTACCATCTGCTCAGATGGGTATCATTGAGGTTCCTTTCCGTGGTCGCGTTCTTAAGATCGCTGGCGACAGAACGTTTGAACCTTGGACCATTACTATCATGAACGATAGTAAGTTCAACCTTAGAAATGCATTTGAAACTTGGATTGAAAAAATCCAAGCTGCAAACGAAAACATTACTCAGACCACTGGTCTTGGTGATGAGCAGGATGCAACTGGTTATTTTGCTGATATGTTTGTCCATCAACTTTCTCGCGATGTGAGTAAGGGAGATAAGGCAAATATTCTGCGTTCGTATAAGTTTACTGACGTATTCCCAAGCAACGTTTCTGCTATTGATCTTGATTTCGGTAGTAATGACGCTGTTGAGGAGTTCACGGTAGAACTTCAGGTTCAGTACTGGGAAGCAATTCCTAATGGTATTGTAGCCTGATAAAAAAAGGGGGTCTTCGTGACCCCCTAAATAGTATCATATATGGTTATAAAGTAAGGACTGGTTGATGTCGCAACTATTCGGTTTTTCAATTGATAGAGCAAAGAAGGCCCCCAAAGGGCCTTCTTTCGTGCAAAAAGATAATCTGGACGGATCTTATCCCGTTGCAGGTGGACAACATTATGCACACACGATAGACATTGACGGCATCGTTCGCAATGAATATGAACTAATAGGTCGTTATAGAGACATGATTCTTCAACCAGAGTGTGACTCTGCTGTTGATGATGTAGTTAACGAAACTATTTGCGGGAATTTTGATGATGTTCCCGTAGAGATTGAACTATCAAATCTCAAAGTATCAGAAAAAATTAAGAAACTTATCAGAGAAGAATTTACTACAGTTCTAAAACTTCTTGATTTTGATAACAGATCGTATGAAATTTTTCGCCGTTGGTATGTTGACGGTAGACTATTTTTTCATAAAGTAATTGATCCCAAGAATCCTAGAGGCGGTCTAATAGAACTTAGATACATTGACCCTCGTAAGATTCGTAAGATTTCGGAGATAGAAAATAAGCCTTCTCGTCCCGCAACAAATATTAACGAAGCATTGTCCCAGAGACAAGCAGAATATTTTCTCTACAATCCCAAAGGTCTCAGAAATACTTCTGGTGGCAACCAGGGATTAAAGATTGCACCCGATTCAATCACTTATGTACATAGTGGTATCATGGATCTTAACAAGAACATGGTACTGTCACATCTACATAAGGCAATCAAAGCAGTGAATCAACTGCGTATGATTGAAGACTCTCTTGTAATTTATCGTTTATCCCGTGCCCCCGAAAGAAGAATCTTTTACATTGATGTTGGAAACCTTCCTAAACAGAAGGCGGAACAGTATCTTCGTGAAGTTATGGGGCGTTATCGTAATAAGTTGGTTTACGATTCTAGCACAGGGGAGATCAGAGACGATAAAAAGTTTATGTCTATGCTTGAAGATTTTTGGTTACCCCGTCGTGAGGGCGGTAGAGGAACTGAAATCACAACTCTACCAGGTGGTCAAAATCTTGGTGAACTTGAAGATGTTAAGTATTTTCAAAAGAAACTTTACAAAGCACTCAACGTTCCCTCCTCCAGATTAGAGACAGAGACTACATTTAACATTGGTCGCGCAGCAGAAATTACTCGCGATGAAGTTAAATTTCAAAAGTTTATTGCGCGTCTTCGTAAGAGATTCAGTGAGTTATTCATGGATCTCATCAAGACACAGTTGGTTCTCAAAGAAGTTATTTCTATTGAAGAATGGGATGAGTATAAAGATCACATTCAAATCAACTACATTGCAGACAGTTACTTTAATGAACTGAAGGAAACTGAAATCCGCAATGAGCGTATGAATTTGGTTGGCACTATGGATCCCTTTGTGGGCAAATACTTTAGTGTTGATTATATTCGCCGTCAAGTTCTCAAGCATACCGATACGGAAATTGCCGAAATTGATAAGCAAATTGAAACGGAAATGGCAGACGGTACTATAGTTGATCCTGCTGAAGAAGCAGCTATGGCAGCTGAAGGTGGTGCGTTACCACCTGGTGAAGGTGCCCCAGTCCAAGAGCAACAACCACTTTTTTCAGACGATGAATTGAGTGCTGAAGATGCAAAACGTGGACAAATCTAAATAGTACTATTATTATCATAAATATTATGGCTTCTGAAAATGCAATTGATATCGTAAATAAAGTATTTGCTGACGATAAAGCAGATGCTATTGATGCAATTAACACTGCGCTTAATTCAGCATCTTACGAATTGATTCAGCAAAAAAAACTTGACTTTGCAAAGACTTGGGGTTTTGATCCCGATCAAACTGCTCAAGCAGTTGCTGACGAACTTGCTGATACTCTTCCTGATGGTTCTGACATCTCAACAACAGATGTTGAAATTGACGGTAGACTACCAGAAGATCCACCCGAAGCATCTATTGAAAACGATGTAAATCCAGAGGAACCTACAGATGAAACTGATCAGTGAAGAAATTCTAAACGTTAACTTCCTTGCAGAAGAAACCGAGGATGGGAAAAAATCTCACTTCATTGAGGGTGTTTTCTTGCAAGGTGGAATTAAAAATCGCAACGGAAGATACTATCCAGTTGAAACACTCTCTCGCGAAGTTGCTAAATATGATGAGAACTTCATTAGTAAAGGACGCGCTCTTGGTGAACTAGGTCATCCCGATGGCCCCTCTATCAATCTTGATAGGGTTTCACATAAGATCGTTAATCTTGCACAAGAAGGTAATAACTTTATCGGTAAAGCTAAACTGCTTGATACCCCTATGGGTAACATTGCAAAATCACTTTTAGATGAAGGTGTTAAACTTGGAGTTTCTTCCAGAGGGATGGGTTCTATTCGTAAAGAAGAGGACATGGCAATCGTAGAGGACGACTTTATGCTTGCTACCGCTGCTGATATTGTAGCAGATCCTTCTGCTCCTGATGCATTTGTTGATGGAATTATGGAAGGAAAGGAATGGGTTTGGGATAATGGACTGCTTAAAGAGGCTCAAATTGCCAGAATGAAGCAAGAAATTGATCAGGCTACCATTATTAATATCCAAGAGCGCAAAATTTCCGCGTTCAAAACCTTTTTACAAAGTTTATAAAGTATAAATAATCATAGATAAATCAAATGCTGACTACAGGAGATTCAAAAATGTCCGATATCCGCGACGTAGAATTTGAAGCACAGATGTCCGACGTGGCTGAAGAGGCTGCAACTGGTGTCGCTGCTATCAAGAAAGGCGCGAAACCAGGCGAAAGTATTGACACGTCTGGTGACAAATCCACCACAATTGGTGGCACCGATTCCAAGACCGAAGAGGGAGCAAAAGGCACATCAAATCTTGGTGCTAAAGCTGCTGCCCCCGTTAGCGTAGAAGGAGATAAGTCTATTAAGACTAAACCTTCAGCTGCATCTGCAAAAATGGAGGAGACTGAGGAAGATGGCGAAGAAACGCTCGCTGAAACCCAGTACGACTTTACTGAAGATGTTGACGCTCTTGTCGCTGGTGAAGAGCTCTCAGAAGACTTCAGAGAGCGAGCAGTAACAATCTTTGAAGCAGCAGTAACCGCTAAGGTTAATGCTGAAGTTACTGCAGTACAAGAAGCATTTGAATCTACTCTAACCGAACAGGTTGAGCAGATCAAAACAGAATTGGCCACCAAAGTAGACGACTACCTGTCTTACGCCGCCCAACAGTGGATGGAGGAAAATACCCTCGCTGTAGAGCATGGCGTTAAGAATGAAATTGCAGAGTCGTTCATGAGTGGCCTCAAGGCTCTGTTCGCGGAACACCATGTTGGTGTACCCGAAGAGAAGTTTAACCTGCTTGACGGCATGGTTGAACAGATTGATGACATGGAAGGAAAACTCAACGAGCAAATTGAGTCCAATATTTCTTTGAATAAGAGAATTGGAGATTTTGTTAAGATGGAAATTGTGAACGATTGCGCTGTAGGTTTAACCGAGACGCAAAAGGAGAAGCTCGCTTCCCTTGCAGAAGGTGTTGAGTTTGAGAGTGAAGAAGGTTTTCATAAGAAAATCACTACTATTAAGGAGTCATACTTCACTAGGAAGGAATCTGCCACTGTAGATCCTACTGAAGATATTGAACCCCTTGTAGAGGAGACACAGTATCATGGTCCGATGGGCGCTTATGTTGATGCCCTGAGCCGCTGGTCCCAATCGTAATTATTTGTAAATACTACCCTACTAAAGTTTAGAAAAAAATGGCTGATCTTAAGCAACTCCAAGAAAAGTGGGCTCCCGTCCTTGAGCACGAGTCCCTCCCTAAGATTCAAGATTCACACAAGAAAGCAGTTATCGCTCAACTGCTTGAGAACCAAGAATTTGCTGCTCGTGAAGAGCAACAGATGCTGACAGAAGCACCTACCATGGCCGCTGGCACTGGTGGTTTCAGTGGCGGTTCTACCGCAACTGGTCCTGTCGCTGGTTTTGATCCCGTTCTGATCTCCCTGATCAGGCGCTCCATGCCTCAACT